TGCTCCTATAGATAGCGCGCACTCGGCTGCCACCTTGAGCAATGGCGCATCCATCGCGCCAAACTCGGTATCCGTTCCCTCCTGAGCCTGCTTCTTGATGGCGGCCAACTCATCAGCCAGCCTTACAGGTTGCCCGGCGTCGTCCAGGCGGGCGACCAGATCGGGCTGCTCTGTGAGCAAGGCGTCGACGCGGGCGCGGTAGGCGTCGGGTGTTGCGTCCTGCGTAGGCGCTGCCGTATCGGGTTGAACTGTCAAATAATCCTTGACGGTTGGAACGTCGGCCGCTTGTTGCTTCGGCGAGCTTACCTGATAGACCGGCGATCCATCATCGGTCAAATACCGGTCAGTGATTACTTCGGGCTGGGTTGCAAGCCGAGCATTCGGATTCTTCTGGACATCGTAGCCTTTGCGGGCGAGCGAATCGTACACGCGCGCAGCGGTGGCGGTCACCGAATCGTCCGAGGTGAAAACCTTACCGTTCTGCTCGGCAAACTTTATCGCTTGCTCATAGACACGAGAAACAGCGCCGCCAGTTGAATCGCTAAACCTGAACATCCCGCTATCAACCATCGTCGGGTAAATGCGATTGCCATCAACGGCAAGATCAATGTATCCAGTTCCGCCCTTAGTGTTGTCGAACGTTGCGGAAAATCCGTCAATGCGCTTCCCGTTGCTATCCTCAACCTTGGCCGGCGAAAACTCTACCGGAGCCGTGGCCGACTCATGAGCATCACGGGCCGACGTCAGGTTCTGCACCATGGCCGCGTCGATGGTCTCAGGCGTGGCCGGGATTCCGGCATCGGCCGCTGGCGTTCCATTTCCGGTCGCTACCGTTTCGGTAACTGGCGGTTTTGTTCCGCTTTTGGCAAATCCTCCACGCCTTGCATAAGCAGCGAAACCAGCCGGCAACAGCGTGGCGATGGTCAGCCCGACTGGATCAAGCGGGTCGTACTGCTCGGCGATCTGCTTGTAATCGGCATTGCGCAAGATTTCCCGGGTCGCCGCCTGTTGGGCCATGAATGACAGAGGGCCGCCTGTCACAACAAGGGCGGCGGTTTGCGCAAGCGTCTTGCCGGCCACCGGCAGCGCAACACCGGCCGCGCTCATGACGCCAACGACGGCCCCCACCTTCGTGCGGGTTGCCTGATCAACGCCCTGGTTCGCCAGGTCTTCGGCGGTGGTCATGCCTTCCGATGCACCGAAGGCGGCAGCACCGCCCACCGGGCCGAGTGCAACCGCCGCGCCGATGGCCTTGGTCAATCCCTTGGTCAGCGAGAAAACAAGGTTTTCAGCGGTGCCGGCGGTCAGCGGATCGGGCCGCAGGTCGGAGCCGAACTTGTAGGCCTGCTGCGCCTCGTCGGTGCGCCAGTTGATTCCCTCGGTTTTCAGCTTGTCGAAGGCCTCGACCGTAGCATTCCGGTTCTTCTTGGCATCCGGGTCGAAACCCGGCGTCAGGCCCCCGGAAGCGGCGGCAACCTGGCCAAACGCGCCGGCCGTGTCCATAACGTTGCCGGCTACCTCGGCAGCCCCGGCCGCTACCGCGCGGAAAGGCGCCGACCATGTGGAATGCTTCGGCGTGACCGGTTCAGGCGTCAGCGGTTGCGTGGCCATCATGCGCAGGGCTGTGTCGGTGCTGTCCTGGTAGGCGTCGAGGATGCCCATGTCAGCGCACCTCCAGAATGATCGGTCGCCCGCCGGCATTGGTCACCGGGCGGCCACGGACAACCACGGCATAGCGCCCGGGGCCGGCGTAGATCAGTTCCTGGCCGGGAATGCTTGTGGCGAACTCGGCGGCGGGCATTTCGGCACCGGCTACGCGCACCTTGCCCTCTGGCGCTTGCTTGATGATATCGGCCGGAGAGACCGCCTTGATTCGTGACTCGAAATCGTCGGCGCTCATTTGGGCAGGGATCGGCAGCTTCTTGCCGTTGCGCTCGATGATGCTGCCGCCAACCGCCAAGCGGACAGAGCGGGCGATGTCGTCGGTGCTGACGCTCCCGCCATTCTCAGCGGCGATGCCGGCGGCGATGAAATAGGCCGATTCCTTGACCGCCGTTGCGGCGCGGTCGTCGGGCAATGCCCCGTCAATCTGCTGGGCAATGGTCGCCTTCCAGCCGGTCACCTTCTTGTCATCCTTCATGGCGGTACCGTCCTTGATCGCCTGCGCCCCCTTGAGGATCAGTTCCGAGGTGAATCGACCGGCGGTGGTCTTGTCGCCGGCCGAGGCGAAGGCCAGAGAAAGCGCCTTGTCCTTGCTGTTCAACTGCTCGGCGATGGCCCCGGCATAGCGCGGACCTACCGCCTGCGCGATGGTTGCCACGGCAGCGGAGCGTTGCTTTGGCGGCAGTGCTTCCATGATTCCGCGTACCTGATCGGCTTCGCTGGCATCCAGCGGCGACACCGCCTTGCCGGCCCAGGCGCTGACGTGATCGGCCTGCTGCAGTCGCTTGGCGAATGATCCGGCCATGGACTCGGGCGAACTGACATCGAGCGGCGCCATGTCGGTGATGACCCCGCGTTCCAGGCCGGCGCGCAGGCCGTTCTCTTTCAGGTCGGCTTGGCTGGCGTTCAGCACCTTGGCGATCTGCTCGCGGCGCTTGTCGAGTTCAGGAGAGCGTCCGCGCTGGGCGATCAGCGTGTCGACCTGCGTCAGCAATGCCTGCTGGTTTCTGATCGGCTGCGAAGCAATGCCGCCGGTTTCCTGCGACTGCTTCGCCAGCGCGACAATCCCGGCCTGATACGGCGTACCCTTGGTCGCCGCAACGGCGCGGTCGATGTACTCGGGCGACAGGATCGTTCCCTTGTCGGCCATGCCCTGGAAGGTGTTGAACTCGGCCTCGGCCTTCTTCAAGGCAAGTTCCTGTTGGCGGGCGGCCCTGGCGGCGGCGGCCTCGTTGCGCTGGATCAGCGATGTCTTGTAGGCATCCAGCTTGGCGACCAGCGTGTTGCGCCGGTTGCTGTCGAGCTTGTCGGCATAGTCGCCTTCGGTGATGCGCTTCTGCAGGGCGTTGATGCCTTGCAGGTTGTCTCGGGTCGCCATCGCCTGCTGGTTCAGCTGCGCATCCCAGGTGTTGTCCTTCCAGTCCTGCTTGCGCTTGTCCCAGGCCGCGCCGTAGGCCTGCCGGCCAATCTCGTCCATGGCGTCGATCTGCGCAGTTACTGCCGCCATGTCGGTACCGGGAAGCCCGGCCTTCTTGCCGAGCTTGTCGAGAATGCCGTCCGTCTGCGCACGGAAGTCGGCGACCTTGGCCTTCGAGACCAGCCCATCGATGGCCATCTCACCCTTGAACTCGGCCCGCTTGAAACCCTTGGTCAGGTTCTCGGCGGTGACCGGATCGAGGCCTTCGACCTTCGGGGCGCCTAGTTCCTGTATCCGCTGGGAATAGACGTTCTTGGCGTCCGTGTAGGGCAGCGTGCCGTCGTTGATCTGCTGGCTGATCTCGCTGTGAATCGTCTCGACCTGCATTTCCCGGTCGAGCAAGGCATTGGCCGATTTCGCCCGGTCGAGCGCCTGCTGCTGTCGATTCTCTTCCTCGATCATGCCGCCCATGGTGCGCATGGCATTGTCGGCTGCGTTGGCGACCACGGCGCCAGCGTTGTTGGCGGCGCTCGGAACCTGCACGCGGGGCGCCGGCTGGGCGATGACGTTTCCGAAGTTACCGGTAGGGATGCGCGGCATTATTTAGTCTTCCATTTTCCGGAGGTGTAATTGGCGCCGGCCGACAGGACGGTTGATCCTGCACTGACAAAGGCACCGGTCATGGCAGCGTTTCCAGAGGCCCGAAGCATGTCGGCCTGATCGCTGCCCGACTTCAGCGCCCGCGAGCCGGTAAGCATCGCGGACAGGGCATCCTCTTCCGATTTCTGGATGATGTCCTTCTGAATGGCCAGCGGCGTCCCTTCGCCCAACTTCACACCAGATGCGGCAAGTGCGGCATTCGCTTCGCCACGCTGGGCCTTGGCCATGCGCCGGATTTTCTCGGCCTGCTGCTTGTTGGCGTCGGCCTCGTAGGCGGCATTGTTCTCTGCGATCTGCGCCTGATCATCGGCCGCCGCAGCTTGCTGCATACCGCTGTAGATGGTTCCGACCGTGCCGACTGCGGCAGAGGCCAGCATTGCGATTTCAACCCCTGTGCACATGCTCAGTTCTCCAGTTCAAAAAGTTGGCCGTTGTTTCTGAAACCAAGCTTTTCGTAGAGCCTGGTCGTTTGTTCGACATGGACGCCGGTCGTGATCCCGGCCTGGATCATCACGGCGCCCTGCTCCTTCGCCCATTCGATATAGGCCTTCAGCAAACGCGGGGCAGTCATCCCACCGCGCGATGCCGGCTCGATGAATAGCCCGAAATCGCTGGCAACCTTGGTCCTGGCGAAGTAATGCTCGACCACGTAGCCGGCAAAGCCACCTATCGGCACGCCGTCAATCTCGGCGACAAGGAGCAAGCCGTCCGGGCTTTCGATCAGGTTGGCAAACAGGCCGCGCACCTTGTCTCGGTCGAACGGCAAGCTGGCGAAGCGGGACTCGACGTGCATCTGTTCGCCCAATTCGATCAGGGCCGGGATGTCCTCATGCGTTGCTGGTCTGATCATGTCAGCCTCCATTGACGGTTATCGATCGAACGACGGAAAGGATGTGGAACGGGAATGGCGCGTCCTGGCTGATCACGGTTGAGGTCTCGCCCTTCTCCCAGCCGTAGCCGCTCTCGTACTTGATGCCGCTGAAAAGCTCGGGCGGCTTGTCCAGCAAGTCGGGGCCGATGGTGCGCCCTGGAATGACCAGGCCGCCGTTGATCGTGGCCCCCAGGGTGTTGATCACCCGCAGCCCGATCTGATTGACGCTGTACGCCGACGACGCGCTTGAACCGGTTTGCGTGCCGATCTCGGGTGTCAGCAATTCGATGACCGGCTTGAACATCAGACCGACCAGCACCCGCTTGGCAGTGCGCGGCAGGGTGATCGCCCCAGCGGTTACGGTGAATTCGCCCATATCGACGCCATCGGCAAGGCAGCGCACGGTGTGGCCTTCGAGGTGACCAAGGCCTGACCATGTTGCCTTCCCTGCGGCGTAGTCCTGCGTTACCGCGCAATCAAGCTGGAACCCCCAATTGAACGGCTCGTCGGCTGGCGGGAAGTCATCGGCGTCCGGCATAGTCGTGCCATAGATCGGATACCAGGACGGCTGAAAGCGCTCGATGTAGCGCACGATGTTGCCGTCGACTAGGCGCCGGATGATCAGCCATACCTGCTCGGTGTCGCCGGCGGGGATGGTGGCGACCGATTCAACCGCGCCATCGATCTCGTGGCTGTTCCAGGCGATCACGTCGAGTTCTCTGTCGAGCGTCACCGAGACGAGGCGTCCATTCGCCAGAACGACCCAGACAACCGGATCTGGCTCTTGCTGCAGTGCCATCGATACCACGCCGGTGGCGGTGATGTGTTCGGCCAGGGTAGTCAGGTCCGGCGACTTGTAGCCGTCTTCATCATAGCGGAAGCCCATCGCCCGCAGCTTGCGGCCAGCGCGCTGCACAAACACCGATTCGCGGCCAACCTGAACCGGGCGAACTGTGGCGCAGCCGTGTGGCGTGTGCGGCTTGATCTGCACGTTGGTTGGCGTAATCGGCTTCTCGATACCGCCCTGCATGGTGTATTCGCCGTTGTAGGAAAGCACGATCAGGTTGCGCGCCGACGAGACGTAGGCTACCTGTGTCGCTTCGTCCGATCCGATGGTGAACGAGAAGGCGTCGTCATCATTGGCGCCGATCGTGAAATCGAGCGGCTCACCGGTTCGGCTTCCCCAAATGGTCTGCTGCTTCTTCTCGTTCGCCGCGGCAATCAGGCGCTGCTCATGCAACGTGCCGGTGCGCGGATAGCCATTGGTGGCATTCCATACCGCAGCTTCCAGCGTCCAGGCCATTGGCGGGGCCGAGACTGGCGCGGTCATTTCCTGGATGATCTCGCCCTTGACTTGCTTGGCTGTCACAAAGCTGGTGATCTTTACCAGGCCGCCATTCATCCGGATGAACTTGCCGACGTCCTCAGTTCGGAAGGCATCAAGATCAGGGACGGTAGTCGATGTGACCTTGGCCACCGTTCCAAGAGAGATGGCCGGCGGGGCATAGGCCAGCGGATAGGTGAAATGGTCGGCGTCAAGAACGGTGATGATGACCGTCCCGTTATAGACGGTCGGCGCATTGCCGGCGACGATTACCTCGTTACCGGTACTGTAGCCATGGGCCGTGATCTTGACCGTGGCAATGGCTGACCCAAAACCGCCTTGCGATATTTCCTCGATCTTCTTGGCTGGATCGGTGGCCTTTTGCACCGTCGAGGTGACAGTCAAAGAAATCTCTGCCCCCACCGAATCCGCCTTTTTGTCGTCCTCGAGATCCTGCGGCACAAGCGTTACCTGTGGCGAGGAATCAAGTTCCCACGCGCCGGTCGCAATCGATGTCGAGTTGAACAGCGATTTAACCTCGACAGTTACAACCGTTCCAGAGGTATAGGCCGTGATCACCGCGATTCCGGCGCTCTGCAGAATGGCCCGGCCGACATCGCCTTTCAGGAATACCGACGCATCTGCGGTAATCGTTCGGCCGGTGCCGATGGTGTTGGAAGATAGCGTCAGGTTGGCCGCCGGCTTGTGGCCCAGCTCGGCAAACGGCGTCGTGGTGAACGGAGCGTTCGCGCAGTCCCACTTGTTGTCGGCAAAGCAGCGCAGCCGGTTCGGGAAGACATCGCCATGAAACAGGTACATGGTGTCCTCGCCCTGGCAGTAGTCCATCTCCTGCGCGGCGGCTTCGTTGTAGGGCGTGGCGATCTCGTATGGCGTGGCGAACCCGCCAACCTGCGTGCCATCCGGCTTGAACACGCGCAGGTAGTTCTCGCCCATTTCGAGTATATAGGCCTGGTCGCGGCTGAAGATGTACGGTACCAGCCGCGCCTTCTTATCGGCGTGCTTGGTGGCGGTGATGAACTCGGTACCGGGGCGCTTCTCTGCCCCGCCCAGCGTGCGGGAAATCACATTGCACAGCGTCTTCGCAGCGTTCGGATAGCGGGCAATATCGACCCGGCCGGCGGCACGCGGGGAGAGTTCGCCGCTGGAGAAGTTGGTCTGAAGAATCTCGGCTTTTGGCATGTCAGCGCATCCGGTTGGCAAGCAGCGGGAAGTCGCCCAACGTTTCCGGCGTCACTTCCTGGCCATCGACCGCCCGCGCTTCCTTCAGGACGCGCTTGACGATCTCTTCCTCGGTGGCCTGCTTTGTGGTCGACTTGGTGATCGGGTAGGTCAGCGCTGCCACCATGACTTGCGTCATTGCCTCGACCAGCAAGGAATCCCAGGTTGATTCCTCGGTGTTGTTCCAGATGTAGCGCAGCCGGCAGACATTCGAATCCATCAGGATTTTACGGCCCTCGATGGCGAAGTAATCCTCGGCGCCATCCTCGCCAACCGATAGCGTGCGCAGCCAGTCGTTGGGCAGTTGGAACTGATAGGCCCAGCCAAATGGGGGTGCCGCAACATCCGGCGAAAGAATCACCCGCTTGGTGGCGCAGTTCCAAGAATGCGCCCGCAGAACCCGGTTGCGCTTGTAGTCGTAGATGTTGGCGACCAGGCGCGTGCGGTCGTTGTTTTCGCTGAAGCTGCTGATCGGCCGGTCGCCGAGAAGGAGCAGCGCATTGGAGCAGATCGAGACGGCGCTATTTCCTGGCATCGTTGTTCCTCAAAGAAAAAAGGCCCGGAGCCTTGCGACACCGGGCCAACCCGTTTTCACGGCTGGAGACAAAACAGGTCAAGAGCCGATGTAATCGACTTCGATGCGCACCAACTGGTTGGCGGCCAGCACGGCACCCTTGGCGGTGACGTACACCTCGGCATCGTCGGTCAGCACCTGATCGACACCACCGGCCACGTAGGCACCATTGGCGCCATTGGTCGGGGTGGTCGTCGCGGTCGTGATGGCGATCAACGAGGCGATGGCGGTGGCGCTCAGGACGGTATTATCGGAACGCTTGCGCAGACCGACGTTGATCGTGCTGGAGGCCGTGCCGGCGCCGTTGCTGATGCGGCAGCCAACGATGCGCGAACCCTTCGGGATGAAGACGCCGCCGGCCAGCGTGTCATCGATGGCCATTTGGGCAAATACTGCCGGGGTCTGCACAACAACAGTGCGCCGGCGGCCAGCTTCGGAATTGGACAACTTGGTGCCAGCAGCGATTTTTGCAGCTTGGCGGGAATTGATTTCTGCCATGTTCGTTTCTCCTTGAAACTATTCAAAGGAGGGGGAGGATTCCCCCGCCACTGGTTGATTACTGGAAGGCGATCTCGACGACCTTCTTTTCGTCCTGACGGCCGGCGCCATACGAAGCGGCCATCGAAACCTGCCAGGCGTCTTTCTTGTCGCCGCGCTTGGTCACGTTGCCTTCCTCGTAGCCCTTGCCGAAATGAACGCCGGACTTGGCCCAGGCATAGGCGTAGTAGGTCGATGCCGAGTAGGTCAGACCCTGATACGGGATCCAGGTGAATCCGCCCCAGTTGTGAATCTTTCCGTCTTGCAACATCTGCACGGCCAGGAAGTCAGCGCTCGTCAGGGTGGTATCCGACAGAAGCGTCTGGAGAACCTTGTCGTTGTAGAGGATGAAGAGTTCTTCGCCGGTTTCGGCGTCGCACTCATTGGCGCGGAAGATCGAACGGGCCTGAATAACCTTGGCCTTGGTCATGGCCGTACCGCCGTGGGCGATCTTCTGTCCGGCGGGCAGGGTATGCTGCGTGGCGCCATCCTTGCTGTTGATGGTGCCGCCCAGCGCCGCATAGATGATCTGGTCCATCTTGCGATTCTTGGCGTTCATCAGCGAGCGCATGTAGTCGCCGCCGGTGACCGGATTAACCAGCATCTTCGGGATGTCGTTGCGGTCCAGCGGAAGGGCCTTGTAAAAGTCCTTCATCGTTGCCAGGCGGTTGGTGTGGTTGATGTCGCCCCACTCGGTATCACCGTGACGGACGGTGTTTTCGTCCATTTCGATGGAATCGAGGTTGTTGATCGTGAAGCCGTCGCCGCTGATCTGGCCACGGTCGTTCACGGCCTTCATCAGGCGAGATTCGGATTGCTGCGCTTGCAGGCGGATCGAGGTGTCCCACTGCTGCACGAAGGCTGCGGTAATGGTGTTGGACATTTCAATTTCTCCAAAAGGTTGAGATTCGTTCAGCCTTTCAGGGTGTCCTGGCATCCGGGCCTGCTACGGTGTCGTGATCGGCTTGCACCACAACCTGCGAGCTTTCAGGGTGTCCGGGCGCTACCCCGGGCCTGTGCATCGCATTCTCTGGCGGTCGCCGATACGGATTCCCGACCAAATAAAAAGGCCCGCACTCGGCGGGCCTGTCGGTGTTTAGAAATCTGGTTATTGGATGATCGCCCAATCATCAGACAGCATGTCAGTTTGCGATGCCAACCATCCGGGCAACATCGCACGGCGACCCTCGGAGTTGACCGTATACATGTCGATATGCGGAAGAATTTCTCCGTGTGTAAGGCCGGCTTTCATATAAGGAGACCCTTCTGTGAAATTTACGGCCTTTGTTCCTGGCACCATAATCAGCCACATTCCTTTCCCATTCCATCCGGCGCGTGCCACCTTGGCGCCTTTCTTCATGGCCTCAATAGCTAAACCAAAAGGCATTCCACTTGTTGGACGATATGCGTCTTCAAATACATCTTTCGGGCTCCATGATTGATATCCGCCGTCATATTCGACCAGATAGCCATCTCCATGCTTGTCCCCGCCGACGTTGCGCTGTAGATGTGCTTCTGCTGCGGCGCGATCCATCTGAATTGCCTTGATGATTTTGGTTCCAATGAATTGTTTCATTTTGCGTCCTTTCAGTTAAAAGATTGGCGCATTGCCGCTGCTGGCGGCGGCGCTGGCCTGCTTGTCGAAATAGGCCTTCA